TGCTGCTAACCTTCCAGAACTAATGAAGGTTATTAGACAAAATGGTATAGGTATGGATGATTACCTAGACAGATTTTTTAATGAACCCTCACAAACACCGAATTATCCACCTTACAATTTAATACAATTAAATAATCATGAATCGAAATTGGAAATCGCACTTGCAGGTTTCAAAAAGGATGAGCTTAAAGTCTATACGGAGTTTGGAAAATTATATGTTGAGGGCAAAAAAGAAGCAACAGAAGTTGATGGAACGTTTGTCCATAAAGGACTGGCCCAACGAAGCTTCGAGAGAGTTTGGACGGTCTCCGACGATACGAAGGTTGGATCCGTCGAGTTTGTTGATGGACTCCTCACCGTACAGTTGAACAAAATCGTTCCAGAGTATCATGCTCGAAAAGATTATATCTAAATAAAATGGTTCGAGATGGATCAAAAGGGTTCCTTGACGGAACCCTTTTTTATTGGTATAATTATTAAAGATATACTTTTGTTATGAGTGAAGAGTTTACTCGTATCGCATCAGCATTAGAAAGAATTGCTGATGCACTTGAGAAAAAATGGCACATTGATATTGATCATGGGCACATTGAAAAAATAGATAATATCGAACACGGTGATATAGATACTCACCATCATTCATTCTAATCATGCCTGAACAAACAAAACTTAAGTTTTCCATTAGACAAGATGGATTAGTCTCAGAAGAAGTTTTCGGTACTGTCGGTAACGAATGTGAAAACTTAACTAGATCTATAGAAGAAAAACTTGGTGAAGTTACTTACATAGAACATAAACCAGAATACTATCAACAAGAAAATGTCACACTTCAGCACAATCAAGACCAAAATCAGGAACAAACCACAACTACTTGAAGCTTTAGAACTTCTACAATATGATGTTCAAGAGGATCAAGAGTTAGTTAATCCTACTAATCATCAGCATGAAAAAGTAAAGGTGGATGTTTCTATAGGGAATGATATTGGATTTCGTTTGAATAGTAATGGTGAATATGAATTGGTTGCTGATATTCAAACATGGAATCAATCTATTCCACCAGAAAGACTAATTGAAAAAGTCACTCAACAGTATGCTAGAATGACAATTCACAATACTGTTAAGGAAATGGGATTCCAAGTAGAAGAAGAATGGGAGATGGATGATAATAGTATTGAATTAACAGTTACACGTTGGACTTAGATTATGACACTTAAAGTTGTGGTTTTACAATCACGGGAACAATTAATTTCAAATGTAAAGGAAATTGTATCAGAGGATAAAGTAGTTGCTTATTTACTTGATAATCCTCATAGATTGGATGTAAATACTTTTACTGCGGAAACTTCTGTAGAAGTTACTTTATCACCTTGGATATTAGCATCTGCTGATAAAGAGATACCAATTCCCAATCATCATGTGGTTGCCATAGTGGAACCTTTAGACTCAATTAAAGAAATGTATTTGGAGAAAACAAATGGAACAAGAAGTACAAGTGATCAAACTGATAGTTCTGACGACGGGACAGAATCTGATAAGTGAAATTACAGAAATGGGTACTGCTGATATTGGGCAACCTGACTGTAAATTAACTAAACCTTTTATTCTTACTGGCGATAGGACACTTGAACAATTTTTAATAGGTGTCACAAGGGATGATGCTTTTATGATAGGATCTGATAAAATACTAACAATAGCAGAACCTACACCTACACTGCTTGAAAAATACTTGGATTTGACTAAGGAATGAGATTTTATACAAACGTTCAGATGGTTGGAGACAACTTCTTGGTTCGTGGTTACGAAGATGGTAGACACTTCGCAACTCGTGAGAAGTTTTATCCAACCCTTTTTGTTGACTCAAAAAAGAAAACGAAGTATAAAACATTAGAGGGTGAATATGTAGAGGCGATTGAACCAGGTACTGTACGTGAAAGTAGAGAGTTTATAAAGAGATATGATGGTGTTGAAAATTTTAATGTTTATGGTAATGAAAGATTTATCTATCAATACATTTCTGAGAAGTATCCAGAAAAGGAACTCAAGTTTGATATTGAGAAGATTAAATTAGTTACACTTGATATTGAGGTTAAGTCTGAACAGGGATTCCCTGATGTAGAATCTGCTGCAGAAGAGATACTTCTTATATCAATACAGGATTATACTACCAAACA